AGACAGCATGCCTGCCGAGATCAAGGAGCTTGCCGACCGCGCCGTGAAGCTGGTCGAGCTTCAGAAGGGCCCCGGCAAGTACGAGCAGCTTCTGCGTGAGCGCGACGGCAAGATCAAGGTTCTGGAAGAGACTGTCGAAGAAGGCAAGAAGACGATCATGGGCATGCAGAGCCTGATTGAGGCTCTCAAATCACAGAAGGCAACGGGCTGATGGCTGCGCTGATCACCGTCCTGCAGGCAGTTTCCGATGCATCGATGGAGATCGGCATAGCGCAGGCAGCGCTGGTGCAGGCACTGGGCTCGCAGGACGAGGACACGATACAGATGTCCGCCCTGCTGGCCTCGGTCGCTGACGACGTGATGCTCGACGAGCACTATCAGGATGTCCTTGGCGACGGCATGTGGCTGATCAGCAAGGATGGCGTCTACGGCGACCGCCCGAAGAGCGACGAGGATCGCATCCTGTTCGACAGCCGGATAGCGATATCGGGCCTGAAGTACAAGTTCCTGCAGGCCAAGGGGCTGGAGTTTGGAGAGCAGATGCGTGACTTCATCACCCGGCTAAACAAGCTGGCGGTCCGGGCCAACAACCGCGTCCTCGACCTCGACCTCGACAGCGGGAGGGTCGTATGAGGATTATCCCGAACCGCTTCAGCTTCCCCGAGAGGCCCGTCATCGTGAAGAAGCAGCGGGCGCTGCTGGTGCATCTGTCACCGCCGGTCAAGGGGCTGATGGACGATGCCAAGTCGGGCGTCGTCGACGCGCAGTTCGCCGCCATCCTCACCAACATGTACGTGCAGGACGACCGCCTGACCTGTCGTGCCGGGTACGAGAAGGTCACCACGGTGGCGGGCGGCAACCCCATCGAACACCTGATCCCCTACTACGGGAGCCCCGAGCTACTGCTGGCGGCGACCAACGGTGAACTGCACGACGCCCAGACGGGGGCTCTCCTGAAAGGCGGCTTCACGTCAAACGACTGGCACTGGACGATGCACTCCGACCTTGGCGACACCGACTATGTCGTGATGGTCAACGGCAACGACGGTGTCTGGTCGTGGGACGGGCTCGCCGCTGCCGACATCGCGCCCGTCACCATCACCAAGATCGGCATGCCCACCGCCCCGGACACCGACGCCGTCATCACTGTCGCCGCCGGGGACATCGCCAAGTTCCACAACAACGATGCCGTGGTCATCTCCGGCGCGGACCCGGCGCACAGCATTGCCAACGGTCCGCAGAGGATCGGCAGCGTCGACAGTACGGCGAACACCTTCGTGCTGCTGGGCACCAACGCCTCGGCGTGGCTCTCCGACCAGACGACCGGCACCATGCTGGCCACCGTGCAGGGCTCCTTCACCGTCGAGGCCGTGAAGCCTCCGGTGGGCAACACATGGCTGAAGGTCAACGAGTTCGCTATCGTCACCTCGCACATGAACCGGCTGTTCTTCGCCGGTAAGGACGAGCTTGCCATCTACTACCTGCCACTGCAGCAGCGCTACGGCGAGATTTCCGTCCTGCCCCTGAACTCCATCTTCCGGCGCGGCGGCACCATCAAGGCGATGGGGACGTGGACGGTCGACGGTGGTCGAGGGATGGACGACCAACTGGTGATCTTCACCTCGAACGGCGAGGTCGCCATCTACTCCGGTGTCGACCCCGACAACGACTTCACCTTGGTTGGCGTCTTCCGCATGGAGGCTCCGATGTCGAAGTGGAGCGTCATGAACTACGGCGGCGAACTCTACCTCCTCAACCCCGTGGGGCTCGTACCGATGTCGACGGTGCTGAAGTCCGGGCGCGAGGGCCTTGAAGCCTCCGACAAGACGGTCGTCACCCGCTTCCAGACCTACACTTCGACCTACCGCGACAACCCCGGCTGGGAACTGCAGTTCAACCCCAACACCGGGCGGGCCATGTGCAACATCCCGCAGGGCGGCGGCGTCTACAAGCAGATGATGCGCAACATGGCCAAGCCGTCGTGGGCCGAGTGGAAGGGTGTCCCGGCGCGCTGCTGGGGGTGGATCAATCCGTACCTGTATTTCGGAGACGATGTCGGCAACATCTACCGCATGCACTCGTCCATCCAGAGCGACAACGGCAAGCCGATCTACATCGACGTGCAGACGGCGTGGTCGCAGTTCAAGACACCCGCCATCAAGCATTTCAAGATGATCCTGCCCTACGTGCTGACGGACGGAGCCCCGAAGCCTTCCGTCGACGTGAAAGTGGACTTTGACAACTCGATCCCCATCAACACCCCGTCGATCACCGAACTCGGCGCGAACAACGCCACGTGGGACTTGGCGGACTGGGACACCTCGGACTGGGTCTGGAGCAGCAAGAACTGGTCTAACTGGACCGGCGTCGGCAGCATCGGACGCGTCGGCGCGATCCGCATGACGGCGGCGGTCTACAACTGCTCATTCTCCATCCTCGGGTGGGATGTGCTGTACGACAGGGGGAGCGTCTTTGGCTAGGCGAGACTACAAGGTGGAGTTCGAACCGCTGTCCCCGACAGCCGTAACCCTGCTGTCGTGGGCGACCGACATCGACTTCTCCGAGGTCGATTTCGGGGACATGAACGTCTGGATGTGCTGTACGGTTCGCGATGGCTACGGCGTGCCGGTGATCGTCATCGTTTTCGAGTTCAAGAGCCCTTGGGACGCGCACGCGACCGTCGTCTGCATCGACCCGCGTCCCCTGACCCGGAGGCTGCTGACGGCCATCTTCCGGGGTGTATTCACCCACGCGGCGCGGATCACGGCACTGATAGAGCCCTCGAACCACCGCGCCCTCAAGCAGATATACCGGTTTGGCTTCCGCCGCGAGGGTACCCTGCGGCGGGGCTACGACGGCGAGCGGGACGCCTTCGTATTCGGCCTGCTGCCGGAGGATTGTCCGTATTTGTGGGGAAAACCCTTCCGGATCAGGTCCGTGCAGGTGACCCACGAACCAGCACAAAGGATGCAGTGATGGGCAGCGCACCAAAACCGGTAGACCCGTACAAGCAGGCCGACGCCCAGCGTAAGGAAAATACGTGGACCTCGCAGTACAACACGATTGGCGCGAACGCCAACCAGAGCACGCCCTATGGCAACGTCACCAACGCCCCCGGCGCGCAGATCCCGATCTACGACACCAATGGCAAGGTCAGCGGCTACGGCACGCAGTGGAACCAGACGACGACCCTGAGCCCGCAGGAACAGGCGATCTTCGATCAGGAGGAGAAGGCCAAGCTCGGTTTCGGCACGCTCGCCAACAACCAGCTTTCCAACGTCTCCAGCACGCTGGCCAAGCCGTTCAGCACGGAGGGAGAGCAGGCTTGGGGAACCTACGGGGCCGCGCCGACGCTGCGCAACGATCAGGCCCCCACCGACCGCGCCTCCATCGAAAAGGCGATGATGGATAGTTACACCCGTGGCACCGCGCCGACATATGCGGCGCAGGACGCCCAGATGGCCGCGCGCGGCATGGGAGCCCCGGGCTCCAAGTACGGCTACAACACCGATCTGGCGCGCAATGACAGCGCTGCCGAGGCGACCCGGCAGGCTTATCTTGCTTCCGGGGCGGAGAGCCGCGCGGCGCAGGAGGAGTACAACAAGACGGCGCAGGCCGACTGGCAGAACCAGAACAACATCGTCGATCAGGGTAATGCCCTGCGGCAGGCGCAGACGGCGGAGGGAGAAGGCGTCCGCAACCAGAACCTCAACGAACTCGCCGTGCTGATGGGCGGCGGGCAGGCGACGGTGCCGCAGGCGCAGGGCTTCCAAGGCTCCTCGGTCAACCCGTTCAACATAGCGGGAGCGATGCAGCAGAACTACCAAGACCAGCTTTCGGCGTACAATGCCAAGCTGTCCGGTATCTTTGGCATCGGCAAGAGCCTCGTAGGCCTGCCATTTGGAAAGATCGGGTAGATGTTTGGACGTAGCCCCATTTTCGACGGCGTAGACCCCCAACTGCTGCAGTTGCTGCAGTCGGTGGGCTCGACCTACGCGCCGTACAAGATGAACATCACCTCCGGCTTCCGGAAGGGAGACCCGAGATACCACGGGGCTGGCAAGGCTCTGGATGTCCAGCTTTCCGACCCCAAGACCGGGCAGGCTCTCCGCAACTACCAAGATCCGAAGAACGCCCTCGCCTACCAGCAGTTCGCCAACGCCGTCTACAAGGCCGCTTCGCCGGAGATGAAGGCCAAGCTCAGGTGGGGCGGCTACTTCAAGGAAGGTGGCCCGGGTACCTACGGAGCCCTCGACCTGATGCACTTCGACGCTGGCGGGGACAAGACCCCGATGGCCGGGGGCTCTTGGGAGGGAGGCTTCTCGCCCGAGCAGATGAAACTTTGGAACATGACAAACGCTGGGGGCATCGGCGGAGCCCCGGTCACCAACTCGGATGCCATCGGTCCGCCGATGCCGAGGGCTCCGATGGACTATACGCCCGAACAACGTCGACGAGCCATCGCCTCCATCGAAAGCGCGGGCTCCGGCGACTACGGGGCTCTGGGGCAGTGGACCGGCGATCCCGTGGAGGGGCGTGACAGGGCATATGGCCGCTTCCAAGTCATGGGCAGGAACATCCCGCAGTGGACGAAGGAAGTGCTGGGCCGGTCGATGACACCGCAGGAGTTCATGGCCGACCCGAAGGCGCAGGACGCCGTCTTCGACAAGAAATTCGGTGACTACGTGCTGAAGCACGGCGAGGCCGGAGCCGCCAACATGTGGTTCACCGGGCATCCTGAAAGTATTGGCCGCAAGGACGCCCTCGGGACGACCGACAATTCCTATGAGGCCCGATACCTCAAGGCTCTGGGGGCTCCGCTGCAGATGGGCGAGAGCTACCCGGACGCGATGCGCCCGAACCCCGCCGGGACCGGAACCAGTGGCGGCGGTGCGGGCGCACCCGTGGCCGGGGCACCACCGGGCACGACAGCAAAGGACAAGATGGCGGCGGCGGCGAGCGGTGTCGTCGGCGGCGTAGGGGACATCTTCGGCGCGAGCCGCAAGACCACCCAGATGCCGATTGCCCGCACCACGCCCACGGCGACCCAGACGATGAGCCAGCCGGGGCAGACCTTCGACCCACAGGCGATGGACATGCAGAGGCAAAGGCTGGCGATGGCACTGTCGCGGCTGAACTCCGGCAAACTATGGATGTAAGCAATGGGCAACGTATTTCCAGCCGCCAGCGGCTACCGCGACCCCCTGAAGGCGATGACCCTGAAGGCTCTGGAGGCGCGCGCCAAGGCGGCAGCGGAAGCCAGTAGCACGGCCATGCAGCCCCAGCAGATCACCAGCCCTTGGCAGGGCGCGGCGGGCATGCTGGATGTCGTCGGCGCGCGGATGAACGAGAACCGCGTCAATGCCGCCGAGGTCTCCGGGCGTCAGGAACTCGCCAACACGATGGCAGGCATCAACATGGACACCGGGCCGGACATGGCCACCATCGCCCGTGTCGCCACCCGCGACCCCGAGCTTGCCCAGCACCTCTACGATCAGGCGATGGAGCGCAAGGCCAAGCAGGAAGAAATGAAGTTCCAGTCCGGCGAGCACGCTCTCGACCGCAACCAGAGAAGCGCTCTCCAACTGGAAAGCGAAGAGGCGACTGCCCGCGACAACGCCCTCGGGCGGAAGTCGCAGGAGGGTATCGCCGCTGGCGGCTGGAAGTCCGCGGAGGGCATCAACGCCAACACCCAGACCCACGAAGACACCCGCACCGGCCTGACGATCCAAGGCCAGAAGGACATCAACACCAACACCCAGAGCCACGAAGACACCCGCGCACAAGCTGGCCTCGACGCCACAAGGATCAATCAGGACGACCAGCAGAAAGCAACGGCGGATCTGGCGACCCAGAATGCGAATGCCGCCATCGCTCTGGAGCGGGAGAAGGCCAAGCTCACGCCGGACAGCGCCATCGGCAAGATCATTCAGGACTTCGACCAAAGCAAGTCCCTGCTGCCGGGGGAGACCCAACAGAGCCCCGCAGCGATCCAGCGCCTCAACGACGCCATCGCCGCCGAGAACCTCAAGGGTACGCCAGCGAAACCGGAGAACACCTACGCGGTGACCGCTGCCAAGGAAGCCGCCACGAGGCACAGCAAGATCGTAGAGGGGGGAAGGGCGGCTGTCCCGTTCAAGGCTCAAGTCAACCGCCTCGTCGAAATCGGCAAGACCCTCGACACGTCACCGAAAGCAGCCATTCTTCAGTCCCTCCAGCCGTTTGCGTCGGCGGTGGGCATCACCCTTGCCGACAATCAGGACCAGTTTCAGGCCTTCAAGAGCATTACTGACGCTCTGGCACCCGCCATGCGCATCGAAGGCTCGGGCCCCTCTTCCGACATGGATGTCAGGATGTTCCTGAGCAGCCTGCCGTCAGTCTCCAAGTTCCCTGCGGCCAACCAGATCATCGAAGCCACCCTCTTGGCGGCACAGCAGAACAAGATTGACGCCGGGATAATCGCCAGTCGGGGGTTCCTTGACCCCAACGAACCGAACTTCCTCCCTTGGAACAAGGTCGATGCGCAGATCGCCGCCCTGCCAGACCCGTTTGCAGCAGCCAATGAGCAACTCGCCAAGCTTCAGGCTGGCGGCGGTGGTGGTGGCGGCGACGACGACGCTGCCAAGGCCGCGCGCAAGGCCGCGCGCGATGCCAAATATGGGACGAAATAAGCCATGGCAGCGGATATCAACAAGATCAAAAGCAACGTCCAGAAGATGATGGATCAGGGAGCCCCTGACGAGGAAATCGACAGCTATCTTGCCGATGAAGGCGTCACGACGGACATGCTGAAGGCTCCCCAGAGTTCCGGCTGGAAACAGACTATCGGGGACGTGGGCCGCATGGCCGCAGATACCATGACCCGGGGTTTTGGCGACAAGATTTCCGATACGATAAGCGGTGGCCACGAGCAGGCCGACACGGCGGCGGCGCGCGAGCGCCAGCCGTGGTATGTCGAGTTTCCCACCGACGTTGCCGCCGGTATCGCGTCCTCGCCCTACCGTGTCGGCAGCGCCGTTGCCGGGGCGGGGATAGGCGGGGTGGAGGGTTTCGCCAACGCCTACGCCCACCAGAAGAACTGGCTACCGCATAGCTGGGGCGAAGCCGGTGACCTCGCCGCTGGCACGGCTATGGGAGCCGGGGGAGGTGCGCTTGGCTACGGCTTGGGCGATGTCATAGGCCGCTACGGCAGCAAGGCGTTCAACTGGGCCAGACAGGGCTACAAGAGCGACGACGCACTCAAGAAGGCTATCACCAGCGGGAAGATACGTTACGAGCTTCCCGAAGCCCAGCAGACCCTGAAGAACGTCGAGGACATACGCAAGATACAGAAAACATCCCGCATGGACCGGGAGGCCGGTCTTAAAGGCGAGCGCGGCAAGGCGGAATTGCAGGGCTACGTAGACGCCTCCGGGACCGACCTGAGTTCCCCGGAGATGCTCAAGGCGCGGAGCATGCTGGAGCGTGCCGACGCCCCGCCATCCAATGTCGCCCCACAGTTGGCTAAAACCGGCGGGGGGCTCGGCCTCACTGGCGGGGGCATGCTGGGAGCTTATGTCGGCAAGACGACTGGATTGGACCCGCGCATGGCCGGTGGTATCGGCGGGGCTGCTCTCGCGACGGCTGGCTACTTTGGTGGCGGTGCTGTCGGCAAGGCGGTCGATGCTATCCGCAACGCGGGCAGGGGAACCCTGAAGGATGCCGATTTCAATGAACTGGCTGCAATCATCCGCGACAGGTACAGGAACGGATACAGCCCCAACCAGAAGGCGATGGAAGTGGGCCGGGACATGCTGTCCAAGACAATGATGACCGGTTCCAAGGAAAGGAACTACTGATGCCGATCCGGCCCGGTCGTCCCCCCACCCCGCAGAGCGATGTTGCCGACGTTTCGTGGCTACCGTCGTTCCTGCTGCGCGGCGGTACGAAGACCGGTGAAGAGATCCGCAACATGGCGCGGGGCCTGCACGGCGAGGGCGCGAACCCCGAGGAGATCTACCGGGAGACCGGCAAGCACGTCCACCCCACCGAGGAGACGGGGCTGGCCTACGGTCCCGGCGGAGACTGGCAGTTCCAGATCCCCGACAACAAGATGGAGCTGACGCCGCAGGCGATGGCGTGGCTGCAGTCCCGCACCGGGGAGCTTGGCGGCAGCACGCCAGTAATGAACCTCGACGAGGCCATGCAGCACGACCTGCTGTACGACCGCGTCCCGGGGATGCGCAAGGTAAAGACCGAACTCAACCAGCTTGAGGAAGGCGAGACCACGCTGCCCGGGGGCGAGTACACGGAGCCCCACGGCGCGTCTTCTGATCCGATGGGCCGGATCAAGGCCTACGGCAAGGCCGGGGTGGAGCCCCGGGACAGGAGCGAGCGGTCCCTTCGCGGCATCCTCGCCCACGAAATCAACCACCCCCTGCAGTGGAAGTACGACATGCCTCGCGGCGGGAGCCCTGACAGCCCGGGGCTCGACAAGTTCTACAACAAGCAGATGGTGCCGCAGGCGGCGGAGATGCGGAAGGCGCTGATCGACCACTACAAGCAGTTCGTCAAGCGCGACCCGGAGAACCCCAAGGCCTTCGACCTGTGGAGGCAGACCTACCCGGAGAAGGCGCAACTGCTGGACGAGGCCTCGCGCGTCGGCGGCTTCAACAGCAGCCTGCCGGGAGCGATGCAGCACAAGAAGCTGCTGCCGTATGACCAGTACATCTCGCTCGCCGGGGAGCAGCGGGCGATGCAGGGAGCCCGCCAGAGCAGCATGAGCGCAGAGGAACTACGCAACGACCCGCCGATGAAGTTTCATCCATATGGCAATAGCTGGAAGGGCAAGACCGGCATACCGGAGCCCCTGCAGATCGTCCGCCGGGGCGATACCTACAGCAGGGCAGACCTCCCCTACTTCAAGAAGGGGTACTGAATGGGTATCACCTACCACAAGTCCAAGCCCATATCCTACGCGGAGAGCCGCAGGGAGCCCCGTCCGCAGGGCCCTGCCGCCACGGCGGACTATGCCGACAAGCGGGTGGCGGATGCGTTTGGTTCGTCTTACGAAGACTACAATCAGGGCGTTGGCGACTGGATGTGGCAGACGGCGAAGAAGGGAGCCTCTGCGGCCCACGACTTCATGAAGAAGCCGATCCAGCCCGAGGACTTCAAGGATCTTGCGCAGTCTGTCCCCAGTGCCCTGACCAAGGTGGGCGAGAATTTCCTCGGGGCTCCGATGGACACCAGCGAGATGATCTGGAGCCTCGCCCATGCGATGAACAAGGGCCAGCAAAAGCTTACCGGCTACGACGCGACCCTGCCCCTGATGCGGGCCCAGAAGCTTGATCGTGACTGGGCTCCCGGGAGCCTTCCAACGTCATCGGAGCTACACGATAGCGCCAAGCAGAACCTGCCGGAGTTCATGACCCACGAGCCCCAGAGCAACCTCGGGAGCCTCCTGCACACTGCGGCGGACTTCGTCGGTCCCGGCGAACTCGGCGCATACAAGGGTCTCGAAGCCCTGTCCGGCGCGAACAAGGGGCGCAAGGCTCTCGGCAGGCTGGACAGGCTCCCCGGGGCTCCGTCGCATATCGAAGGCCCGGTGCCGGAAGTCGCCAAGGCCGCAGAAGACTACGCCGCCAGCCGGGGCATGAACCTGACGCGGCAACCGAACTACGCCGTTGCCGACCCGCGCCGGGGCAGGTACATCGCCAAGGCATACGACGACATGCCGCACGCCCCCAATGATCCGAAGGTGGCGGCGGCGTACAAGGCCCTGTCCGACGAGACGATGGCGCAGTGGCACGCCCTTCAGGATGCCGGGATCGACATCGACTTCCTCAAGCAGGGAGCCCCGGACCCCTATCCCGGCGGGCCGCGCGATGCTCTGGCCGATCTCAGGAACAACCGGCACCTGCACGTCTTCCCGACCGATCAGGGTTTCGGTTCCAGCGAGGCGTTCAACCCGGACAACAATCCGCTGCTGGCTCCGACCGGTATCGAACACAAGGGCCATCCGATGGTGGTCAACGATGCTTTCAGGGCTGTCCACGACGTGTTTGGCCACGGCTTGGAGGGAGCCAATTTCGGAGCCCGTGGCGAAGAGAACGCATGGCGGGCGCACCAGCGGCTGTTCTCGAAGGAGGCTCTCCCGGCACTGACCAGCGAGACGCGCGGCCAGAATAGCTGGGTGAACTTCGGACCTTTCGGGGATGCTAACCGCGCCAACCAGCGCGAAACGATCTTTGCCGACCAGAAGACCGGTGTCATGCCGAAATGGACCCAGAAGGAGGGCGGCATGCCATTGGCCTATCGGCTGCAGCAAGTAGGATTGCCTGCGACCTTGGCCGGAACACTGATGCTGTCCGGTTCGACTAAGGATCGTAAGTGATGGCCAACATCATCCGAAAAGGCATCAACCTCCTCGACCGCGAAAGCGGCAACGGCAAGCGTGTCGCCAAGGCTCTGGAGGAAAGAGCCGCCGGAAAGGTCGCCAAGGAAGCCGAGGGTGCTGGCTGGGATCCGTTTGGCGTCGTCGGCAAGAAGCCCATCGTCGATCAGCCGCCGTCGTCGCTGATCATGCCGCCCAAGCCCGGGTTCGACCCGAGCCCCGGGACCATGCAGGAGCGCAGCGGCGTCTTCGACTACGACTACAAGATGCCCCACCGCGACAGCGGCGTGCAGAGATACCAGCCCAAGGGGGGCGTCCCGCAGCGGTCGCAGGATCTGCTGACCCGGCCAGATGTCTACGACAAGATGGTCGAGGGCACCCAGAAGGGCATCGACATGGCTGGTGGTCAGGACTGGTACGAGACCGGACCGCTGTTCAAGGACTTCATCGACCGGTTTGGGCCGGAGGTGGGGCAGAAGCGTTTCGACGCCTTCATGGCGGCAGTCGCCAGCACCAGCCCGCGCTCCGATGTCGGCGCAAACGTCCGCAACGCCTCGTTCTACTACGGCAAGGCCAACCCGCCGCTGCGCCCGGGGCAGAACTCCCGACCGGGTCTGGAAGACCTGTACGAGAAGAACCCGTACCCCTACGGCCATCTGGCGCAGAACCTGCACAAGGGAAACATCGAAAAGACCCTGTATACCGGCGAGGGCTTCGACCCGCGCAAGAACCCGAAACCTCTTTCTTTCATGTGGAACCTGATGGGAGACCCGAACCTCGTCACCGTCGACACCCACGCCTTCAGGGCTCCGGCGATGCTGGGGAAAGACCCCAACTTTCTGGAGACCTCCTTCATCAACAAGAAGGGCATGCAGCCGCAGAACATCCAGCAGGAGTATCTCTCCGGCAATCGCAACATGGACGACCTCTCCAAGTGGGGTGCTGGCTGGCAGAGCAAGCCGCGCGAGAACGAGTACGGCTACTGGGAAGACTACTACAAGCGCATCGCCAACGACCTCGGCGTCAGCCCCCGGCAGGCGCAGGGTGGCGCGTGGATCGGCCACGGGGATATGACCGGACTGGAGAGCGCCCCCAAGCCCTTCATGGACTTCATAGAAGAGCGTATCCTCAAGACTGCCAAGGAGCGTAACATGGACCCCAAGGATGTCTGGCGGCAGGCGATTACCGGCGAGAGGCCCCTGACGAAGAAAGACGAAAACCTCAATTTGCCGGGAGCCTCGGCGGTAGGATAGGAGAGCCCCATGCCCTTTGACAGCAACGGCGTATTTACCCGCGTCCACAACTGGGTCTCCGATGCGTCGGCAGCGATCAAGATCCGTGCCGACCGCCACGACGAGGAAGACAACAACTTTGCCTCGGGGCTCTCGACCGCCCTGACCAAGGACGGCAGGACGCAGCCCACCGCGAACATCCCCCTCAACGGCCATCGCATCGTCAACGTCGGGGAGCCCGTGGGCCTGCAGGATGCCGCCACCAAGAACTACGTCGACCAGCCAAAGCCGTTCACGGGCGGCATCACCATCTCCGGTGCCGACAGCAACGGCATGGTCAACTTCACCTCTGTGACCGGGTCCAACGGCCTGAGCTTCATCGGCTCCGACCTGTCGTGGCTGGCTCGCCATTCCTCTGCCGCCGGACCCGGTACGCCCCCGGTGCCACCCGCGACCCTGAACCGGCTGGTGCTGAACACCAAGCCGAACGGCTCAGGCACCGATGTCGCCATCATCAACGACGACGGCTCGGCGTCCTTCGTATCGATGAATGCCACCTCGATTACCTCCACCGGCACGGTCACCGGCACCGGGCTGGTCTCCAAGGGCGTGGCTGGCGCGTCTTCCACATTGGCGTTCCAAGGAGCCGATGGCGCGGCGCGGGCGGCGTTCACCACCCCGTCCGACGCCCAAGGCAGTGTCACGCTGCACGTCAACCCCTTCAACTTCGACTTCGACAACACGGTGGGCAAGTTCACGGCGCAGGGACCGCTCTACGCCGGTGCTGCTTTCCTCAACACCAACGGCAACATCACCGGCACGATCTGGGCCAACCTCGGCTACAACGACGCCTACACCGCCATCGTCAACCGCATCGAAAGCCGCGCCTCGGCCTTCGCGGTCGCCTACAGCAACAACTGCGTGCAGTCCAACCGCATGGCCGGTGCCATCGATACGGAGCAGGGCATCGGCGCGGCGACGATGTATGAATGGGCGGGCTACGTCCTCACCGGCTATGCCCGCATGGACGCCGACCGCTATCGCTTCCGGCTGCGCCAGCCGCAACTCTATTACCCAAGTCAGGGCTGGCTTGTCGCCTTCCCGTTCTAGGAGAGAACCATGCCAAAGAACTTCGGCAAGCTGCGTCTGGAACCGGTCGAAATCCCGGCGATCCTGCTGCCCAAGCTGCGGGACGAAGACCCGGACGTGGTTGTCGTCCCGGCACGCACCGCTGGCAAGCCGGTCGATGCGCAGAACGATGCGTGGAACGATGTCTGCAGAACGGTCAAGACTGGCCCGAACACATGGTTCATCGCCGTGCAGGACGACGGCTGGATCTTGATGGCTGAACGAGATCCGACGATGATATCGATCCCGGGCTACGACATCTGGCAGATCGAGCACAAGGGGCCGGACACGGAGATCCGCACCCGCAAGTGGGACGGCAAGAACGTCGTGGACTGGCCGGTCAAGGAGAAGCCCGATGGCAACGATTAACCGCGCGCTGATCCTCAACCCGGTCGAACCGGCTCCCTTCTCGTTCCGGGCCACATCCGGCCTGCAAACGTCTATCAACGTCAGCCTGTTCGACACCAACGGCACCATCCTGCGGCAGGATCTCGGGCTGCAGATGCAACTGACCAGCCGCAGCCGGGGCTCCGTGACATCCTACACCATGCCCGCCACCGACGTTGCCAACGGCAAGGCGATGGCGTCGATCCCCGCCGACGACCTCACCGACCCGAACGGTTACAACGTCCACATCTACGGCACGTGGAAGAGCGGTGCTGAACTGCTCGGGCGTGGTATCCTGCGCCTCACGGGCGGACCCGGTATCAGGCAGCAGCCAAAGGACGTGATCGACGATATCCAGCTTTTCTTCACCTACGGGCTCAGTGCCAGCATCACCATCAACCTGTGGCAGGACGCCGCCAAGACGATACCGTTCGACCTCGACAGCGCCCTCATCAGCGCCGCCGTCTACGCCTCGCAGGACAGTCCCACGGTCATCTGGCCGTTCGATATCACCCGTCCCGGAGAACCCGGGCAGGTCATCCTGTCGCTGACATCAGACCAGATCGACACGCTCTACGATCCGTCATGGTGGGCGTTGAGAGCCTCGTCCGGCGGCGGGCTGATCACCCTCTGCCAAGGCTCCGTGCAGATAGCGGGGGTCAAGCCATGACCGACGTTGTCTCTTCGACCCAGAACGTCGTCGTCGCGGTCAGGCAACAGGTGCTGACGCCCGGTGTCGCGCCGCCGAAGGTTGGCCTTGTCGAAATCCACGGGGCCGGGTCCGGGGGCGGTGGCGGTGGCGGCAGCAAGATCACCATTGGCGATACCCCACCGGCTAACCCGGTACACGGCGACCAGTTCTGGGAGAGCGATACCGGCGGGCTGTTTGTCTTCTACGATGACGGCAACTCACAGCAGTGGGTGCAGATCGCCCCCGGCAGCAGCAGCGCCATCTTCTCGCTCGACAGCGCCGATGGCCTTACGGTGGATACCGGCGAGAAGTACCGGATCATCATGCTGTCGAACGGCTCGACGTTCGCCATTCCGTACGCCGCCGTGCCCCCCACCGCGCCGACCGGGGTGGTGGCGATTGCCCGGTTGACCAGTGTCAACCTGAACTGGGGGATAGTGTCCGGTGCGACGAGCTTCGTCATCAAGCGCAACGGCATCCAGATCGGCACGACGGGCAACCAGACCTACCGCGACACCAACATCGTCATCGGCAATACCTATAGCTACACGGTGTCGAGCGTCGATCAGTACAAGCAGCGCTCCCCGCCATCCGCCACGGTCAGTGCCTTCATCGACCCCAGCCTGAACGCCGCACCAACCAATGTTGCGATCTACTGCTGGCCAAACCCGATCCCCACGGATGGACCGGCGTATATACGGGTCAATGCCCGCGAAATCGACGTACAGAACATTGCCTACATGCTCGGCGTTGACGCCGGTTCGCTGTCTGCCACAGCCGACCCGTCCGTCTGGGCATTCAGGATCTAGGAGACAGACATGCCTGAAGAACCCGGACCAATCGTATTGCCAACCTACAGCACCGCCGCGCGATGCGATGTCTGTGGCCGCACGCGGTGGTATGTGCGCGGGCAGTGGGTCTGCAAGAACTGCATCTGGCGCGAGGACGAAGCCAAGGCCAAGGAGGCAAAGACATGAGCGTCGTGGGCTTGACTGGAAATGTCGAATGGGAAGTCTCCCTCGACGGCGTGGTGCTCAGGCGCGGCCACAGCAGGAACCTCGTCACGCAGGTGGGCGACCAGCTATACGCCGAACGCGGCGCGGCCATCGCCAGCCCTCCCGCCACGCCGACCGGGATGAAGCTCGGCACCGGCAGCACGTCGGCGTCGAAGAGCGGTGCCGGTGCGGCGCTGACGACCTACCTCGCCAACAGCCATCTGGCGTTCGACAGCACCTACCCAAGCTCGGCACTGTCGGGCTCGGCGCGGCGCATCACCTACGTCTGCACCTTCGCCCCCGGCAAGGCGACCAGCGGGGTGCCGATCACCGAAGCTGTGATCGTCAACGAGGCCTTGACAGACGCCACCAGCGTGGAGGCGAAGACGATTTCCCGCGCCCTGCTCATCGGTATCGGCAGCAAGGGCGCGGGCGAGACACTGACCGTGACGTGGACACATGATTTGATGGGTGCGTAATGGCAACCTTTACGATCTTCGGGACAGGAGCCCCAACTGGTGTCACCGCCAGTGGCGATACGTCGGCCATCGCTGTCTCCACCGGCTTCTACGTCCTCGGCGTCACCGGCTGGCGGGTGCAGGGCATCCGGTTCTGGATACCGGCGGGCACGACAATCGCGTCGAGCGGCCAGAAAGCCTACCTGTGGATCGGCACCACCAACACCCCGGACAGCATACTGGCGACCGCTGATTTCAGTGGCGTCACCGCCGGGGCGTGGAACGTGGTGTTCTTCTCGTCGCCGGTCAACCTGATCGCCGGACGCTACTACTGGGCGCAGGTGCATCACCCGGCGGGCGGCTACGGGGTCACCGTTAGCAAGTTCAGCACTCCCGGTTCGACGGTTTCGGTGGACACACCCGTGCTGTTCGCAGCGGCGGCGAGTGAAATCACCACCGGTCAGGGCTCTTACGTCACCGGGGCTCCCGGGCAGGCTCCGACCAACAACTTCAATTCCACATGGTACGGCGTCGATGTGCTGATCGATGACGGCACCGGGGCAAGCGGCCCGGGCGCGAACGACAATGTCGGCATTGCCGACGCCGTCGTGACGGTGCGCAGCGGGTTGCCGTCAGCGATCCACGCCACCGGCTCGGCTGCCGACGCGCTGGGCCTGTCGGCCTCGGCCACCGGCACCTTCCCGGTGGGCGGCGCGACGGCATTCCACACCAAGCGGCGGGGGCTGTTCGAGACCCGTATCGCGTGGGGCGCGGTGACCAACGCCAACGTCGCTGGGCCGGACTTCCTCACAGACCCCTCCGGGTCGTTGACCCTCGGCGTCGAGTTCCACGTCCAGTGGCCAGTGCGGTTTGTCGGTGGCCGGATCTACAAGGCTCCCAACTGCCACGGCTCCATCCCGGTGCGACTGTGGGACATGCAGGGAGCCGGTGGCGTTGCCCGCCAGCTTGGCATCTCCACGGTGACGTGGGTGGCTGACGGCGGTGGCTGGCAGGATGTTACCTTCAGCCCGCCAATCGCCCTCGAAGCCAACATCAACTACACGATGTCGTACTACTCACCGACCTCCGACTACGCCATGTCGGACTATGTGTTCTTCTGGTGGAGCGACGTGGTCTCGCCAATGGTGGTCAACACCTACGCCTCCGCCGGAACGACAAGGACGGGTGGCTCGGCCTACCGGCTGGGCAGCGCCCAGCAGATCCCCGACCAGCACACCCCGGCCAACTACTATATCGAGCCGATTGTCGAGTGGGACGACACCGAACCGGTGTTCGTCCCTGACCCGCAGCAGTCCTATTACGACCAGTGGGTCAACGGCAAGCCGAACCACAAGTTCATGATCGGCATCTTCTTTGCCGACCCGCCATACCTGCAGGGGTACGCGGACATGGGCTTCAACACCCTGCTCGCCGGTTACGGGACACCGGAGTACGTGACGGCGGTCAAGGCAGCGGGGCTCGACCACTATCCGTTTGTCTCCATGTTTGACGACCCGGAACGGATAGGGCTCCGCGCCGTGCAGGAAGACGCGGCCTACGCGGCTCTGGTGAAGGGCTACATGGTCATTGACGAGCCCGACCAGTTCGCGCCGTTCTCGCCGCCCAGCACCATCAGGACATGGTGCAACGAGATCCGGCAGATCGACAGCACCCGCCCGACATACATCGGCATGGGCCGGTTGCCGGGTGTCAACCAGTCTTTCACCCACCAGCCACAGGGCTCCAACATGGACGTGGCCAACGAGTTGTGGAGCGGTTGGGCCAAGCTGCCGGATATCCTGTCGGGTGACTTCTACGCCCTGTCTCCGGAGAGCGACCCCGATCATCGTTGGGGCGTGTGGATCTATCCGGTCTATGTGCGCCGGTTGCGCAATCTCAACGAGGGCCGGACACCGATCATGGTCACGGTGGAGACGACCAGCGAGGTCGCCGGTTATCCAGTGATCGAGAATGTACGGAAGGCGACGTGGGCCTGCATCATCGAGGGCTGCAACGGCATCGAGTACTTCGACCACCGCTTCGGCAACTACTCCGTCTCCCGCGACTTCGCGGCGATGCTGCACGACCCGCCGATGAAGGCGATGGTGACGGCGCTGATCATCCGCATCAATTCGATGGTCGATGCCATCAACAGCCCCAACACGCACCGGGTCACCGCCGTGACCTCGTCCAATACGACGCAGGGTCCGTACGGCGGCATCTTCGGGGTGCCGATGCACTACACCACCCGCTCCGACAGCACCTACGAATACCTGTGGGCGATGGGCATCCGGCCCGGGTCCACGACGGCGACCTTCACCATCCCGGCGTGGGCGGGCCAGACGCTGACGGTGATAGACGAGAGCCGGACGATCACGGTGGACGGCTCCGGTATCCTCGTTGACAACTTCCCGGCTGACTACACCGTGCATCTTTACCGGAAAGGATAGCGCCGTGGCTTTCGATTTCCCCAACGCCCCGGTGACGGGGCAGACATTCGAGCCTGCAGGCGGGACCACCTATACGTGGGACGGCACCATGTGGAGGGTCAACATCGCCAGTGACGGCAGCGGCGGTGGCGGTGGTGGCGGTGGCACGCCTGCGTGGGACGATATCACCGGCAAGCCCGCGACCTTCCCGCCCACCGTGCCGATTGCGTGGGCGGACGTATCCGGCAAGCCCGCGACCTACCCGCCGACGCTGCCGATCACGGAAGGCGATGTCACCAACCTGACCACGGATCTTGCGGCCAAGGCTCCTCTGGCCTCTCCGGTCTTCGTCGGAGACCCCAAGGCTCCGACGCCAGCCACCGGAGACAGCGACACCAGCATCGCCACGACGGCCTTCGTCAAGGCTCAGGCCTACCTCACCGACGCCCCCAACGATGGCCTGCTGTACGGTCGCCGCAGTGCCGTGTGGGACGAGATGGTGGCGCTGTCCTACGGCTCTGTGCAGAACTACATGTTCAACGCCGGGACGGTGCCGCCACCCGCTGCCGGGGGCATCCGCTTCAACAACCCGTCACAGCATCTGGTGACGATCATCTACCTCAACTACACCACCAACGACACCATCGCTGTCAACCTCAAGACCTACTTCGTCCAGCGTGTCAACGTCGGTGACACCTTCTACATTCAGGACAAGGACACGCCGACCAAGTGGCAATTGTTCAGGCTCAACGCCGCCCCGGTCGATAACAGCACTTACGCGGCCATGCCGGTCACGTGGCTGGCCGGTGGCACCGATCTGACTGCCGCGAGGGTCGTTGTATCCCGCGAGGGCGCAAGCGTCTCCAGCCCCGTCAGTGACGCCCCCAACGACGGCAAGCCCTATGTCCGGAAGTCGCTTGGCTGGGACGATTTCACCGACGACATGGCGGCAAAGGTCACGGGTGTAAACACCGCCAAGATCACCGTCGCCAGCACCGCGCCCGGGAGCCCCGCCACCGGAGACCTGTGGGTGGATACGACATGAGCGTCGAATGGCTCTCCAGCGGTTATACATCGTTTACGCCGTCATACAGCGGAACGGAAAACAGCGACGGCGGCACCGGCCTGTCGATTGGCACGGTGTTTTCCACGATCATGGCCGGGTTCATCACCCAGATCCGCTTCTGGAAGACCTCCATCGACACCACCACGTCGCGGTCAGTCGGTATCTACAATGCATCCGGGACGCTGGTCGCCAGCCAGACAACGTCGGGCGAGCCTGTCGGCACGGCGCAATGGATCACCGTTGCGCTGTCGTCGCCGCTGGCCACGGTGGCTGCTGCCGCGCTCGTCAATGAGTTCGTCGTCGTGGCCGAGCAGCCGCAGCAGAAGTATCCCGCCACGGGCGGGCTTTTCAGCACCGGGCAACCCGGGCAAAGCAAGTACAGCACCCCCGCCGGGGCTCTCTACAGCCCCAGCGGTTCCGAAAGCGTCCAAGCCAGCATCGCGGGCAACGGCTTGTACCTGTACGGGGCGGGCCTGAACTTCCCGACCAACCCCGCCTCCCAAGCCTATTTCTGGGTGGACGCAGGATGGGAACTGACCAGCGGCGGCGGTGGCGGGGGCTCCACCGGCAAGATCAAGGTGCGCTCCGCTGGGGGCACATGGGACGAAAAACCGGTCAAGTACTGGACGGGCTCCGCGTGGGTGGCGAAGCCGCTCAAACTGTGGAACGGCACGGCATGGGTGCTGGCATGACGGACGGTCTGAAAAGCTGGTGGCGGGAGAACCAAGTCTTGGCCATCACCCTGATGGGCCAAGCCATTATCGGCGGGATCTACCTCGTCAACCTTGAGGCCCGGGTCTCGACACTGGAGACCCGGGGCTCCCCGCACCTAGCCGAGATCAACACAAGGCTGACGGTGCTGGAAGGCACGACACGCGACAACAAGGAACGCATCGACAGCGTCGTCCACATCATGACCAAGGAATTGCATATCAACCCGATCAACCCGGGAAAGGAGTGACTATCATGCACGAGCTTATAAGCCTGCTGATCTTCCTGCTGATCATCGGCATCGTCATCGCGGTGATCTTCTACGTGCTGCGGGTGATACCGCTGCCGGAGCCCCTTGCCGCGATCTTCCGGGTCGTCGCCGTGGTGATCTGTTGCCTGATCCTGATCGTCTTCCTGCTGCAGTTCGCCGGGGGCTCCTATGCGATCTTCCATTGACCGCGAAGCCTACTTCGACCGGGTGCGTGACGAGCTATTCGGCGGAGCCCTGACCCAGCAGCAGGTTGACGGCCAGAACGTCATTCTGTCTGTCTGGGAATACGGCGCTGGCGGCACGCCGATGACCGACATCCGCTGGCTGGCCTACATGCTGGCGACGACTTACCATGAGACTGCCGAGCGGATGTGGCCGACGACAGAATACGGATCGCAGGAGTACCTGCAAGGCAAGGACTACTATCCTTATGTCGGTCGCGGCTACGTGCAACTGACGTGGGAAGAGAACTACAAAAATGCGGGGATTGCTCTTGGTCTTGTTGATGACCGTGATCTTGTTGATCATCCAAGTGTTGCTCTCGACAGCCTTATCGCGGCAAGGATCATGTTCCGGGGCATGGCCGAGGGCTGGTTCACCGGGGTCAAGCTGGGGCAGTACTTCAACGACACCGAGGACGACCCGGTGAATGCCCGCAGGATCATCAACGGCACCGACTGCGCCTACATGATCGCGGACTATCACTGGATCTTCCTGAATGCCCTTGGAGACGACGAGGAGGAGTTCCTGACCTAGCGCTCCACCTTGTTGATGACATCAAGGTAGGCCCTGACGGCGCGGGCGAAGTCCTTGCGCAGGGTTTCCTTGTTGACCTCGACGTAGCCCCAGCGGGAGCGGTGGAACCAAGCCCGGAGCCCTGCGTCTATAGCCTTCTCCTGCAGTGGGTCATCTACGGCCATCGCGCCCCTCCAGAGCCCGCAGGCGCTCGCTGAGGCGCTCTATACGGCTGTTGTAGTATTCCTCATTGTTGGCGCAGCGGATATGGGCGGCGAGGGCCGCGCCAAGCGCGGCGCTGATGACAAGGAAGGTGAGGACGTGCGCGGCGAAACTCATGGCTCGTACCCCTGTTCCTTGGCCTTGGCGAGGGCGTCGGCGGATATGCTTTCTACGTTTGTTATGATCTCAGCGTAGTAACAGGCGTTCAGCGCCGCCACCAGTTCGCGGATCAGGGCGTGGGCGTCGTCCGCCTCCTTCTCCGCGCCGACAGCAGTCATGCTCATCAGCCTGAGCTGTGCCGTCAGCCGCTCTATCTCAGCGTCCTTGTCTTTCACCAGCAGCAGCCACCCTGCCCCGGTCCACTCGTAGTCCCTGCCGGTATCCGGGTCGTGCCGGATGGTCCCCTCTTGGATCTTTGTCATGGTCGTTCTCCCTTCAATAAAAAAACCGGACCGGGGTGCTGCGAAACCCCGGTCCGGCGACAGGCAAGGGGCAAAGCGCTACTCACCCCCGCGCCATCTGAAATCAGAACGGTGCTTCTTCTTCCTCTGTGACCTGCCCGTCGTCGAAGGCGCTGGAGGCGGAGCCCCTGCCGTCGAGGCGCGGCGTGTCGGTGCGGACGATCTGCACATGGTTGAGGCCAAAGCTCACGCCCTTGCGGCCCGAGTTCATCCACGCGAAGGGCGAGACGTTCATGCGCACAAGCTGCCCGCCCCAGACCTCTTCCGGCAGGAGCACGTCCTGCCGCTGGGAATTGACGATGCCCGGGCGGCTCTTCGACCAAGGCGACAGGAAGGTGTGGCCGACTTCGAAGCCACCCCACTGACCGGCCTTCTCCCCGGCATCGCGGAAAGGCATCTTCAGTTCCTTGAGGTTGACGCGGTCGCCCCATTCCTCCTTGGCGGCGGAGATGCAGGCATCCTGCAGCGCCTTGTAGGCGGCATTCTGCTGCTGTGCCGGAGAGAAGATGATCACCGCCGAGTAGACCGGGTCGCCGCCATCGGCGCGCGGCTTGGGCTGGAAGAGGGAGGGAAACGACAAGACGCCATAGGGGGTGTTGAGGCTGGACATTTCAGTTCCTTTCAGTTCCTGAGTTCTACAGTTCCATTGTCCGATACCAAGCATATGCTTGGCCTTGCATGATGTCAAGGGGCGTCGTCGAAAACAGCGGAGGCCTGTACGTTCTTGTGATTTTTGTAAGCATTACAATCACCTTTGCGGACGCACCAGCGGCACCAGTGACCATACTTCTCTGTGGTATCGCCTTGCTGGATGCGTTTCATCGCCGGTTGAAGCTCGACGACGCCCCACCCCAGCAGGTCGTCGAATGACATCTTGCACGTCTGCGGGATCGGGTTTATACGCGGCTGGATGACTGTTAAGTTGACCTCGTCGAGCAGTGAATAATCTTGGGGCCAGAGCGTATGGACGGAAGCAAGGGCATAGATTTTGAATTGAGCGTGATCTGGATCGACCGGCACCCCTTTGCCGTACTTAAGGTCAACGATGTGGAGTACGCGGCCAGCCTTCGCCACACAATCCGTCGTGCCCCAGACAACGCCCCCGTCAAGACCAACCCGCTTCTCTATCCACACATCAACGGTCTGGTCCTGAAGCTTCTGGATGAAGTCGACATATGGGTTCAGAGCCCTCAGCATGGGAAGGCCGACGATAAACTCAGAGCCCTCGACTGTGATCCTGTCGGGCGGGAATAACTCACCCGACAGGATCAATTCAGCAATGCTATGCGCCGCCGTGCCCTCCTTCGCATAGAGGGAGGATGGTCGCGTCCGGCCCTCCGCCAAGGTGACGGAGGCGGGGCAGTTCATCCACATCTCAGCAGACGAGGGTGAGGCGGCGGCGTGATCGGTCAACCCAGCTTCCCCTTGATCTCCGCCGAGAGTTCCCGGACCTTGCGGATCAGCCTCTCTATCTCCACCAGACTGCGCTCGACGCTGTCGGGCGACGAGGGGCTGCTGGCGTACACTGGCGTGTGCAGCGGGCTGCGGGGCGCGAGCTTCTGGGCCATCGCCCGGATGCCGAAGTCGTCTTCTACACCGTCTGCAAGCTCCTGTTCGATCTTGTCTGCCGTCTTGTCGGTCATGCGCCTAGCTCCTTGTCTATGTCTTTCTTGATGGCGGGGAACTGTGCGGCGTCAACCTCCGGGAAGACCTTGGCACCGCCCCCGTGCTTCTTCAGCAGGTCGCGTACATACGTGCCCTTGCCTGCGTTGAACAGATCCCGGAGCCGGTCCAGTTGCTCGTTCTTGAGGTTCTGCAGGTCGATGGCGATCTTGGTCTTGTCTTCCATCTGGGCCTCCTGCTGGGGCTCCGCCTTGGGAGCCTTGGTTTTCTTGGGTGGCGGCGCGGGCTCCGGCGCGGCCTGCGCGTTATCGGGGATGTTCTCGTAGGGGTCCGCCTTGAGAGCCTCCACCCGCTCCTTGAGCGCAGGCTGGGGACCGTTCAGGAACAGTACCAGTTGCTCCCGCAGGCGGAGGACATCGTCCGCTTCGAATGTAACCCTGATCATATGCGTCTCTCCCTAATTGAACAGTTCTGCGAAGTCCTTCGCCTTGCGGGCGAGGATCGACTGGATGCGGTCGTCTATGGTCTTGTGGGCGGTCAGGAACCTCGCCACCACGGCGGCTTTCTGGCCGATGCGGTGGACACGGGCAGACGCCTGCACGTTGTCGCCCACGGCGTAGCTGGCCTCGACAAAGATCACGTCGGAGCACAGGCAGGTGGGCCCAACCAAGGTGAACCCGGTCCCGGCGGCTTGGATGTTGCCGATGAAGATCCGGCACTTGTTATTGGTCAGGAAGGTGTTCACCGCTTGCGTCCGCATCGCCGGGGTCGAGGCTCCGTCGATCTTGACGGGGCTCCAGTTCTGCAGGCCCGACATCAGTCTTTCGATGACTTCCTTGTGGTGCGCAAAGACAAGAACCTTGCGGCCCTCCGGCAGGTTCTGCATGAAGTCGTCGATATACTCTATCGCCGGGTTGACCTTGCAGAGCCCTAGCTGCCGCCGCAGCCGCATGACGTTCTCGTCCTTGATGTTGTTGGCGAGATACTTCAGCAGGGCGTTGTCGTCCGCCGGGAGCCCGAGCGTGGGAAGCTGGCCGACGCGCGGGTCGATGCCGATGGGGACGACATCGTAGCGGATCGACGGCAGGTCCGTCAGCACCATCTCCTTGCGGACCCGCAGCATGAAGCCTTCGATCCGCTGGCGAAGCTCCGCGAGGTTGCGAGAGCCCTCTATCACCCGGACCGCCGTGCCGCCCATCGCGAAGCGCTTCATCGTTACGTTGCAGTAACGGTTTTCAAACTCCCACTGCATGAGGTCGCGGCCCGTGCCGGACTTCAGTGCCTGCGGGTAGAGAGCCTTCAGGATCGGGTAAAGCTCACCCGCATGGTTGGGTGCGGGCGTGCCGCTCAGGGGCAGGACATAGCCGAGCTTGCCCAGCATGCGCCCGAGGACGGCCTTGGTGCGGTTGGATCCGACGTTCTTCAGGGCTGCGGCCTCGTCGAGGACGGTCATGTCAAAGGGCTGGCCGCTGGCGACGGCCTCGACGAAGGGCGAGCCCTGCTGCGATATGAGCCCGTAGGTCAGGACGAAAACGCCTTCGCCCTTGAGGTCTTTTACGTCACGGACCGTGATCACCCGGTAGGGGCTCCAGAGCCTCGTCTGCTCCTCCCAGACGTACCTGCCAGATGCAAGGCAGGTGACCAAGATCCGCTTGGCCCCGCGCCGCTGGGCGGCTTCAAGGGCGGTGCGTGACTTTCCGAGGCCGGGGTCGAAGCCGAGGTAAACCGGCTCCCCCCGCTCTATCTGCCGGACGGCGGCGGATTGAAACTTGTAGAGTGGCGCAGTCATGGTCGTTTCTCCTTGTCGCGGAACCAGTCGAGCATCAAAAGGGCTTCCGCGCGGCCCTGATGTTTCTTGAGTTGGAGCCCCCAGACAGCGGGGTGCCGTTGAATAGCCAGAGCCCTCCCGGCCTCCTTGTCCTTGCCGATCAGGCTGAAATGCTTCTTCCACGTCTGTGGCGTGACATAGTAAATCGGGATCTCCAGCGCGGCCAGCACGCCGTAGATGGCTCCGCAGGCGAAGCCGAATTTGAAAGTGGAGGCGACACCCTGCTTGGGCATCGCCCCCACGCGCTCGACCACCGCGACCCTGACGCGCGCGGCGCGCAGCGTCCTCCCCAGCGTAGCGGCGTCAAGCTGACCATTGGCGACCGGCAGGTCAGCCACTGTAATGAGATCGTCGCAGTCCAGCGCCATCGCGCCGGAGACCGCGCCCGGGTCGATGGCGACGACGGCGGGGTCAGGCTTGCGGATCAGGAGTTCGACGCTTGACAATCTTTCTCTCCTTGAGGTCGTCGATGGAGCCGATCACCCGTCCCTCAAGCGCCAGAGCGATGACCGCAGGCAACCAAGAGGAGGGGATCGAATTGCGGTGGGCCCACGCCGTGACGGTGCTTTCCGGCAGGAGCGGGTAGCCCCGCTGCTGGAGCAGGGAGGCCACTTGGTTGTATGATCCGAGGCTCTGGATCAGGTGCCGGAACCTCCACTTGGGGGCACTGTAGTGTTGTGACTTCATTCCGGGTTCTCCTTCTTCGCGAGCTTGAGCGAGCGCACGTCGGTCTTCTTCAGGAACGGCGCGATGACATCCTCGCCAAAGGCGGCGATCAGCGATGGCTTGTCGACGCTCTCGCGGCTGGACGACTGGATGTAGGCGCGATACTGCTTGCCGTCGCGGTCCGCCTCAGAGGCGTTCATCAGCGCCATGCGCAGGGTGTTCTCGCGGTCCTCGAGGATCTTGATCTCCTCGCGAACGGCGGCGAGTTCGTCGGCAGGGTGAATGTTGAAAAGGGTCACGGTCGTTTCTCCGGTGGTTTGCGTGTTGCATCCTGTATATAGGCCTTGCAAGATGAAAGCGCAAGGGCTATTTAAAAGGGACGCAAAAAGGAGAAACGACCCATGACAGCCAACAGGGTGCTGCATCTGGATTTTGAGACGTTTTCTGACGCCGACATAAAGAAGGTCGGGCTCGAGAATTACGTGCGCTCGACCGAGTTCGCGATAACCGTGGTGGCGTGGGCCTTTGACGACGGGGCGGTGAAGTCCACGGTGTGGCCAAATTTTTGTCTTCCCGAGAGCATACGCGCGCACGTAAAGGCCGGGGGCGAGATCAGGGCGCACAACGCCCTGTTCGAATGGACCATCTTGAGGGACTACTACAATGTCGATGTCAGCCCCGAGCAGATGGTCTGCACCATGCAGAAGGCTCTGGCCTATGGCCTGCCGGGGGGCCTGCTGAAGGCGGGCGTGGCACTCAAGGCACCAATCATAAAAGACGAGAGCAAGCGGCGGCTGATGCTGCAGATGTCGCGACCCCGGAAAGGGTTTCCGCCGTGGCACCAGACGGACCCCGGGAAGCTGGCCGAGCTTGCCGAGTACTGCCGGGGCGACGTGGAGGCGGAGTGGTGCCTCGACAAGCTCGTGCCTGACCTGCACCCGTTCGAGCAGCGGCTGGCGTGGCTGGACATGCATATCAACCGGGAGGGGATACTGATCGAACGGCAGTCAGTGATGGCGCTGGATCGCGTGGCGAGGTGGGAATTGATGGCCATCGATGCCGAGTGCGGGACGCTGACCGAGGGCGACGTGACGAGGCCCGGATCGCAGGTGGACAGGCTTATGTCTTGGTTGCGGGGAAAGAATTTCGAACTCCCGGATGTCAGCAGGGAGACCGTCACCAGAGCCCTGACCGAGGAGCCCCCGGCGGATGTCCGGCGGGTGCTGGAGCTTAGGCAGATGGCGGCTAAGTCGTCAGTCGCGAAGCTTGAGCGGATGCTGGACGTGGCTTCGACGAACGACGGCAGGGCCCGCAACCTGCTTCAGTTTTATGGGGCGGGCCGGACGGGGCGCTGGGCGGGGAGGCTGATCCAGCCGCAGAACCTGCCGAGGACACCCAAGGGGTTCCGGCCCGAGGCGGTGATCAATGCAGCCTGCATCGACCTCGCGGCTCCGGGGCTCCTGTGGGGAGACGCGATGGACGCGATCAGCAAGTGCCTGAGATCCTGTTTCATCGCCAAGCAGGGGTGCGTGCTGGTGTCGGTGGACCTGTCGCAGATCGAGGCGCGGGTGCTGGCGTGGCTGGCGGGCCAGCAGGACATCGTGCAGGCCTTCCGGCAGGGGCAGGATGTCTACACCATGCAGGCGTACAAGGTGGGGTCGCGCGACCGGCAGTTGGGCAAGGTTCTGACGCTGGCGTGTGGCTTTGGCATGGGGGCGCGAAAGTTCTGGGAGACCGCTTGCGGGGCTCCATACAACCTTGTCCTGACATTTGATGAGGCCGTCTATCACCTCGCGTCGTGGCGGCGCGCGAACCCCGACATCATAGGGTACTGGAAGACAGTCGAGGATGCAGTGCGATTGTCTATTAGCAATGTCGACAAGATAGTGAACCTTACGGGAACGATGGCGGTACGAACTAGGCACGGTGTAACGCAGGTAAGAAAACCCAACGGTGTCAAGCTCACTTATCACAATATGCGGCTGGAAAACGGCGGGCTGGTCTTTGATGGCGTCAATGGCGTGACCAAGCAGTGGGGCACCGAGCGGACGTATGGCGGGCGACTGGTCGAAAATATCGTGCAGTCGGTGGCGCGCGACGTGATGGCCGAGGGCATGCTGTCCAGCAGCCACCAGCCGGTGATGACTGTCCACGATGAAATCATCTGGGAGGTGCCGGGGGACGATGCGGTGCTGGCGACGTTCAGTCCGCCGTGGGCGTCGGGCCTGCCGGTGGCGTCGGAGACGACGGTGGGGAGAAGGTACGCCAAATGAGTTGCGTGACAGGGAAGGGGCGCATAGATTTAAGGCGGCGCTTTTCAGCACCGCCCTAAATACCGCGCTCTCACAAGAAACGACCAAGAAACCGGCGAGAGCCGAGGGTTCGTCCCAGAAAGAGGAAGATAAACCCCATGCCCATAACTAAGACCTCCAAGCAATTTTTGCAAACCGTTTTCGGTATGAAAGCACGCGATGCCACGGTGGAATGGTGGCATTTTGATAAAAACAGCAAAGCCGTGGGACGACAACACGCAAGGGCTGTCGCGGCGGCTCCCGGCCCGGGTGACAGCGTCTATTGGTCCGTGGGGCTGATGAAGCCGGGGACGACGCGCGGCAACACCAACGTCGAGGCGGTGTATGCGCTGGTGGCCGACGATGTCGGCACCAAGGTCGACGAGGGTCTGGTGGGGGCCTTCATGCCGACGCCGACAATGGTCGTCGAAACGTCTTCAGGGAATTTTCAGTACGTGTGGGCAGTGCCCGGGGGCATGACGCCCTTCGAGCACCTATGCGCGTGGCGTGGGATGGAAGAGCGTCTGGGCCGCAAGATGGACGGGTCCGACATCTCGCACCTGTTTCGCTTGCCCGAGGGCATCAACGGGAAACCCGGCAAGCACGGGTATACGGTGCGAAGGGTGATGGCTGGCGGGCCGGTGTATGGCGTGGACGAACTGCCCAAGGGCTCCGTGAGCGCTCCGGGAGCCCGGGGCTCCGGGCAGAAGGCTCCGGGAGGCGTAGAGGCCGTAAGAAAGCTCCTCGTCAGCGCTTTACAAAACCCGTGGGACGGTAGTGACAACTCCGGTTTGCGCGGCTGGTGGATCGAGATCCTGCACGGCATCAAGGGCGCGCTGGTGGATTACCCGGAGGAGGCGCGGGAGTTGGCGGAGGAGTGGTCCGGCGACGATCCGGACTTTGAAAGGGTGTGGGATAGCATTTCACCCATGTCGGCGGGCTGGGGCCTCTTGGAGATCGCGGCCAAGCAGAAGGCCCCGGCGGTGATGGCAGGGGAAGCATTCGACGACGGTGTGGGACCGCCACCGCCACCGCCATCCGGCAGCGGCATGACCGTGCCGTTGTCGGCGGAGCAATTGCTGGTGGCTGACTGGATCGTGGTCAACTGCGCGGGGCTTATAAAGTTCAACGTGTCGCGGCGAATATGGATGGTGTTCGAGAGCGACATCTGGGAGGAGGTCCATGTGGATGCCGGGTTCAATGCGGCTCAGGAGTGGGCGCGAGGCAACCCGACGAAGGCGGCAAAGACGGCTGGGTTTGCTCGCGGGGTGTCGGAGATGCTGCGCAACGATCCTCGCATGATCGTCGTGGACGGGCAATTCAACCGGGGCGGTTGGCTGTATGGCGTGCCGGGGGGCGTGCTGAACATGGTGACCGGCGCGGTAAGACCGGGGCGGGCGTCGGACATGATCAGCAAGCGGGGGCGGGTCGCGCCCGACAGCAAGGTGGCGTGTCCGGCGTGGCTGAAGTTTCTGGCGGAGGCGACACAGGGTGATGCGGGCATGCTGGACTTCCTGCAGCGCTGGGCGGGCTATTGCCTGACTGGCGACGTGAGGGCGCAGAAGTTTGTTTATCTCTGGGGCCCGGGCGGCAACGGCAAGTCGCTGTTCGT